GGTGTCCCGCCACGCGACTGGTGGGGGGGGTGCGAGGAGACTCCTTGCCGGGGGGTAGGGGTGGACCAATCGACAAGTCAGGCGCAAGGCCGCGGGCAATAGCCAATCGTTTGTCCACCTTGGCGAGCATCTGCTTTGCTTTCATGCTGATGGCTTGCTTGGTTACGCCAAACATCTTGGCAAGCTGCGGACCGTTGAGATGTCCAGGCACACGAAGGACAGCGCGCATCAAGTGCCAGTGTCTTAGGGTAGCAGGGTGGTTAGTGTATCCCATCAGGTCGACCACGTCATGCACGATGCGACCAACCGTCTCGCGTGAGATGAATGACTCGGACTCAGTACGCGTCTCGCTGTCTCGTGGGTCATACAACCAAATGCCGGCACGCTCATAGACAGGGAAGATGTGATCGGGTGAGCGGGCTTCTTTGTACGGGATACAACCCTCCTCTCGGAGTTTGTCCTGCTGTATCTTAGGCAAGGCATAGAACCATTTGTCGAACCGCTTGGCGTGAGCAAAGTCCTCGCGTGAGGCGGCCCGGTCAAATCCGTTTAGCCCCGACATAAGTCGTCCTCCTGTTTGTCCTGCATGGTCTTCCAGAGTTTAAGGTAAGCGTTAAAGCGGCGCTGCTTCTCCTTCTCGACGCGGGAAGGGATAGCCCGAGATGGTGGGGGTATCGGCTTGCGCTGCTTAGGCGGCTTGGACTTTTTAACCACAGGCATAGAGTGTGAGGACTTTAGGACAGCGTAAGTGAATTATGTTAATAGGTTCACCCATACAGCTCGACGAGGGTCGTAGGAGATCAGGGTCATTGACCTAAGTCGTCGCACGAGAGACGCGTGAGGCATCCGGCGCTTACGGCCTAGGCGGACATAGGGCAGGGCTAAAGCAAGGCGTCTTAACTCCTGGGCTGTAAAAGTGCTGGGCCATTCCTTTACTACATCGCATACCATTCGGTTGATGTCCTGTTTCTTTTCAGCCGCGGCTAAGGTGGCCTTCTCCCTAGCTCTTTCCATGACGTTAGGTTTAGTCCTCCAAAGGTGCCGCCACTTCTTGGTCAGTCGTCTTTGGCAACGGAGGTACGCGGCTTGAGCCGGGGTGGCCTTCCTCTTGGGCCTCTGGAGGTCGTCAGAACCCATTGACGAGGCAGGCGAGCGTCAGCGGAGCCGTAGCCGAGACAATAATACTAGTATACGGATATGCACAGTCTACCCCCTGTGTAAGTGCTTTAGGTCTCATGGGGACTTTAGAGGGGGGTATGGGGGTCTAAGGCTGTCCTTGCCCTTACATTGAAACCAAACGCCCTGACGACCCCTTGGCGGGGCTGGAATGGGGCTTGTAGTCGTCCATCTCGGGCGGGGCTTCCTCCCAGCGGACTGAACCGTCGGTAGCGTGGCAGAGGTTGAGGTGGTAGCAGGGCTTATCGGGGCTGTGTTCAGACTTGAGGCCAGAGCGGGACTGACGCTTGGAGAACCCGAAGCGGTAGACGGCCCGACCGTCCGAGGCGTTCTTATGGGTGCGGAACAGGTAGCCCGAGTCGCGGGCGAAGTTAACCCATTCAGCGCAGCCGGCCCCGAGGTAGGCAAGTTGTTGGGAGGTCATCGCGTCGAGATCGTCGGCCGACTTGGGCTTGGTCGTGTGGTGCATATACAGCAGGGCGGCACCAGTCTTTTGGAGCATCTCCTGGACGCCACCGGGTCCGCGAAGGAAGGCCGAGGTCGGTTCCTGCATGGCAATGTCAAAGTTTGCGTACGCCAAAAGGGGGTCAGCGATGATAAGGTCAATCTTGTGCTTCTTGACCATCTCGCCCAGGTACTCAACAAACTCAAAGCCGACCTTAGACGACTGACGAACGAAGATAAGGTTCTCCTTTAGGGTGTTTATTTCAGATTGAATTAGTTTAACAGCAGCTCCTTTTAGTCCTTCGCTGGCGTCGCCAAAGTCATTCTCGGCTTGGACCATTAGGATACGGAGCGCCCGAACGGGCTTGAGGCCGAAGGGTGCCTTGCCAAGAGCCCAATTTACGGCAAGGTGTACCGCTAGGGATGACTTGCCAGTGCCGGAGAACCCAACGATTTGGAACGGATAGCCTTTGCAAATCCAGCGCTTGTCGGCTCCGATCAGGACGGTCTTGTCCTCCTTGGGGTCAAAGGCCAGCATAGCGTCAAGGTCGAAGTATTCGGTCGCTGGGTCTTTGCGTAGGTTAAAGGCTTTAATCACCGCATCGTCTTGAGTGGCCTTCCAAGCGGTCCACTCGTCCCAAGACTTTAGCCCGCAGTTAATGTCGATAAGGGACTGCACGTTGTCGCCTCGGTGAGCAAACGGGAGGCGGGTGAACCTTGAAGGGTTCTTGTTCTGCTTGTCGGGAGGGCAGTCTTTAAACAGCTCATAGACAAGTAAGACGCGGGCATCGTACTCCTCGCGGGAGGCGGCGTTCACTTTAACCCAGGCATGAATTGATTTGCCGCCCGAGTCGACGATGGCGCTTACCGGGAGTTTAGAGCGTAAGATGCGTTCAAGCTGCTCGACCTTGCTGTCGGTGTCCCATTCAAGCAAGACGTGCCTGTGATGTTGGACCGATGAGTCTTTGCCTTCTTCGTTTAAGACTGGGTTGATGCGGATGAACGAACCACCGGGTCCGCCGTCTAAGATTGTGTCAGCACCGACTAGGTTATTCCACTCGTTAGATGTGCGCACCGTGCCCTTGCCCATTGGGCGGGCCTTCATGTCCTTAGTGAGCGAGGCAGGCGTCTCTATCTGGATAGACTCGTCGGGCCCGAAGCAAGCGTGTAGGAAGTCGGTTATCGTTAGTTCGGGGTTGGCCTTTATTTCTGGGGCCTCAGGCAATTCGGGTAGGTCTTTAAGCGTTGCGACGACCGCTTGGACTACTGGTGCCGGCGGTTCGGGGGTGCTTCTAAGCGGGGCTAGATATCTCTGATCGGAGCCGAGTAGGTGACCCCTAGGCTTGCGCCCATTCTTTTTGCCCGCGTCTCGAACCTTGCGTTCAAGGTCTTTGTCCGACCAAGGCGGGGCGCACTTCGACACGTTATACTCTTTTAAAAGCATGAGAGCGTCGGCGTCGTTAAGGGCAAAGCCGTTTGTAAGGATGGCGGCAGCTCTAAAGAGTGCGTTATGTCCTTGCTGTCCCTCGACTGAGTCGGGGATGCGTAGTAGGTATTTCCTTGCGCGCTCGAAGATAACCTCGGCGGTTAGTTGTTGTTCCATTGGCTTGGAGGTAAGGTGGGGGACTAAGGGGCTTAGGTCTTACGAGGTCGAGTCATTTCGCCGTAGTGGGCGACTGGGTAGGGTTTGGCGTCACGCCGGATGTTCACGCGGTAGGTCTTCTCCTGGATAAGGCCGAGCTGCATTCCCTTGATGACGTACTCGCGAGCGGCGTTGCGCTTGCACTGCCAGATTTTGGCCCACTGGTCTATAGTGTGGAAGCCTTTAGCGGGCTTCTCGGCTGTCTTGTGTATTGCCGCCATCACTCGGAGGAGCAGGGCGTCAGGCTTGCGGTGGCTCATGGGGTAAAGGTCTTGAGTTCGGTCTGCCAGATCCACACGCCGCCCATCTTATGCACAAGCCAAGCCTTATAGTTCCCGCCCTTGGTGACGAACCCGGCAACGAAGCCTGAGCCCCAGCGAGAGGTAGCAAGCCTATGGGCCGCGTAGGACATCTCGTCCTTACGGCATAGGCAACCCGCGGAGAAGGCGTTACCGCCCCCGTGCTTTGTCAAGGCGACGCTGGCGAGGTTGTGGGTGTGTCCGTGTATCAAAGCCCCGCCGTAGGGTGCGTAGTGCAAGCCCTGGACGACTGTAGCGTTGGCGCCGTGGGCGTAGCCGTGAACCATCGCGACAGGCCCGAGACGATAGACGCCCTTGTCGGCGTGGTAGGGCAGGATGACCTTTGCCCCGTTCTGTCGAGCTACGCGGTTAATGCGGTCCTTGAGGTCGGTGCAGTAGTCGCGAACGATGGCCTGACCGTGGCCCTGCATAGAGTCTAGGCGGTGTTCGTGGTTGCCCCAGAGGTAGACGTTGGGCTTCCACTTGGCAAAGAAGTCCTCTCCGGCCTCGATGTCCTCTTGCAAAGACTCAGCGCCTTCCTTGTCGGACCCAACGCCCTTGCGGAGACTGCGGAAGTCGTAGTGATCGCCGCCGGCTATCTTAATGTCGGGCTTAAAGTCCTTGGTAAACTCGTAGAGGGCCGCGAGGGCTTGAGGGTCTGCCATGTCCCCGTGCGAGTCCGAGGCGAAGATAAACTTGGTCAGTTTGCTCATGGGCTTGTTTGCTTAATGCGGTTAAGCATCTGAGGGGTTTCGTAAACCGCGGCGAATGTCGTCTTCGTGCTTTGTCATGGGCTTACCCTTGCGTGTGCCGAACTTCTCTTTGTGGCTGCGGAAGCGGAGGCCTTGACGGACGGCAGAGTTATACATCCCTGGAGCGGAGAAGCCGAACCTTGCGGCGGTCTCGGTAGCGGTCAGCCCTTCGGCGATGCCCTGAGCTGCGGCCTGAGCCATCGTCAGCCGTCCCTTGGCTAGGAGGTTGTTATGCTCGTCATTAAGACGGTGCGTGTGGGTCGTGCCGCGTCCCCACTCGAGACGGCGCCGACAGCCGGGAGGCCAGATGATGCCATGGCGGCAGACGAAGGCCTCGATGGTCTTTAGGCTCACGCCCGCAATCTTAGCAGCGTCAGCCGTTAGCCAGGAGCCACGGATGGCTTCGCGGATGGCCTTGGCGATGTGGCGGTCGGTCGGGTCTTTGTAGTCGTCGACCCGGATGTGTGGCTTAGAGTCGTAATGCGGACAGGTGGCGAGAAAGCGGAGGCGGTCAACCGATACGCCCCAACACCTCGACATCTCCGCAAGCTCGTCGTCGGTGGGCGTTGCCACGAGTTAGAACTTGTCCGACCCCTTAGCGTTCTTCCAGAGTTGCAGGATAAAGGCGGTCTCTTCGTCGGTGTTAACCTCGGCAAGGTAGTCGGTCACTTGGTCACCGGCCTTGATGAGAGCGTCGATGCCGTTGCGGTAGCGGTTCAAGTCCTTCTCGGAGATGACGACCCACTGACCGTCCTCGGTCATCTTGAGCGTGTTGCCGAGTTGCACGTTCAGCGCGTGTAAGGCGGCGACCTCCTTCTCGAGTTCTTCAATGCGTTCTTGTTTGGTTTGTTTACGGCTCATAGTTCTAAATGTTTGGCGACCGACTTGCCCACGTCTCTGATCATGGCGGCGCTGTTAGGTTGGAAGGCGTAGGTTTGGGTCGGGATGCAACCCTCGAGCATCTCGCGGATGCTGGCTGCCTCTTCGTCGTTAGCCGGGCCGATGCCGACGGTCTCGATATGCAGATGAATAAACCTCCAGCCACGGATTTCGTTCATCAGCTGCTTAGTGACTACGACCTCGTTGATGTAGCGCGTGTCGGTGA